GGCTTGCTGCTTGAGGCCCGGACCAGGCGAACGCTGATTCCCAGCCGTCGCCGGTTCTTTGCTAATTGCCTGATCCGATTTATTACGTCTACGTAATTCTTTATAATAGTTTGGATGTTTAAATTCGAACATTAATGCTTCCCGTATATAACACTTTTAACGTCTTTATTCCAGCAGGCTCTGCAATCTAAACACTTGCCGCCCTGGTCCGGTGCGGGGCAGGTTCGAGCTTCGCCAGTTGTAACGCCTGAGTCATGAGACCAAGCAGCTGTTGCTGGTCCATCTATTTTAGATCTTGATAATCTAATTATTAAATTGTCTGGCACCTCTTCAGGAGCTGGCAGGTAAGCGCGCTCTTGAGTTGGCAGCCAGTGCTTGGTGTTAGGTGTTAACCTGCACACCTCTAAAATCTTTTGCATATGTTCAGGGCCTTGGACGTCGCCGGCATCGTGCCATCTAAACCATTTTTGACGTTTAATAACTGTAACCATCGCATCAACCCACAGCGGTGACTTGATTGCCTCCAGCCTTCTATATTGAGCTGCTTTGATTGCCGGGTACCTTGTATAGTTGCCCTTCATTGCATAACAGCCATAGCAAGGCGTGCCAGGAATCTTAGCCAGTTTCTGACCGGTCTTGCAGGCCCACGCTGGCAAGCTGTAAGATAGTCCGGGCATCTTAGACGTTCTAGTAAATGAGTCTGTAATTTTTAAAGCTTCTTTAACTTTCATAATTTCCTCCTATAATATCCCATACTAACACATCCTGAGCTCGCTGTCAAGCGCTGCTTGAGGCTTGCCGCTTGTTGCTTGAGGCTTGCCGCTTGCTGCTTGCCGCTTGTAGCTCGGGTTTTTAATTTTTTCGATACCCAGCATCCGCAGCTGTGAGCTGCTCAGGGTCCGGCCCTTGTTAATGTTTAGAAATGATTCAGGGCGCATCACGTGCCCATCGCTGTTCCGGTATAAAAAACTGTATTTACTTTCTTTCATTCTATCTCCTATATAATCTCATATGATCAATTGTCAAGCTTGCTGCTTGAAGCTTGCTGCTCAGGCCCCCTTCATGACTGCGCGCGTTTACCTCCAGCCAGGGGACCATCACGACCAGTGAGAATGAGGCCCGGAGTCTATTGTTTACTAGCCGGCCAGGGCCTATCACTGTATCCAGTGCTCACTGATCCCAGGTCACTTTCACACTTCCACCACCACCGATGAAAGCGACCAGGGATCAGCACCCCAACGAAGACGACGCAAGGAGCGTGGTGTGACGTGGGGTCTTTACCCACTTGTTTGAGTTTAACGACGTCGGAACAAGTAAACAGACGCAATATAAATAGTGGTAAATATTTATATATAATCCTATATAATCTCATTGACAATAAAGTCAAGTTAATATAAAAGTTTTTTTAATTTTAATTAACAAGAAAGGTAAAAATGCAAAAAGAAAAAAGACTAACTCTCAATGCTGAAAAAAGAAATTCTATCGCTGATGTATTTCAATCGCATTGGGAAAGACAAGATAGCCCTGTAATGCAAAAATATTATGAGGCAAAAGAAACTTACAATCAAATAAGAGAACAGATGAAATCTGTTGTTGAAACTATTGTAAGAAAGTATCAACCAGAAGAAGATGTTGAAATTATTAGAGCCATGAATAAAAAATATGGTTCTAGTGGTGGCGACCTATACCATGATAATTGTTTTAGATTTAGACATAATTATCAAGAAGTAGATAACGAGGGTAATCTTCAAGATGAACATAAAAATGCTGATGTCAATTTTAGTTTAGATGATGTTCGTGATTTTGGTTATGCTTATTATCGTGATGAGATAAAAGCAAAAGGTTATGACGCTGACTTTAAATATCGTTGGAGTGAAGAAAGAAGAAACCCTAGATACTATGAACAAGAAGAAAACATAGACAAGTTTTTAGGTTATCGTAATTCTTCAAACGAGGATAAAGGTCAAGCAATTAAACCTAATGCCGAGTGGGAAAATGATTTTAAACTTTGGGTCATTGGAACTTCTTATTGTCATACAAGACAATTTGCAATTAATGAAAACGAGTATAAAATCTTAAACACTTATAATGTTGCTAGAGATAATGTTATCATGGCACATGAAAAAATCTTTGAATACACCAATGAGAAGATGAAGAAGTTAAGATTAGGTTTAAAATCTTACAGATACTTTGACCAAGCAAAAGCACTAGCCGATAAACTTGGAGTGCCTTTAAATGAAAGTATCTTAAACGAAAGTAGTAGTTTGGCTCTATCAGTTTATAGTCCAGAAAATTTGGCAAGTCTTTTGGAAGATAAAGTTGAAATGACTAGAGAACAGAAAATTGCTATGTTTAAACAATCTCAACAATCTGTTAATTAAACACTTGACTATGGGAGTGTCCTATGCGATACTCCCATATCAACAGAAAGGAAAAAATGACAAAAACATTTTACATAACTTACTACGCTAACAAGCACAAAAAACACATCACACGACAAGGAAAGCATGATGAAAAATCTCATTATGGAGTTTCTAAAAATGGAACGCCTTATTATGTTTATTATGATTTAGATAGTCATGGTTATAGAACTGCAACAACATCATGGAAAGTGAGGCACTAAATGGCTGAACAAGGAACATTACATTTTGAAGTAATAGATAAAAATAAACAAAAGGCTCATGAAGAACGAGTTGAAATGAAAAGTGAAATTATTGAGTTTGTAGAAAAATCAAACTCCTATGATTTACAAAAAATGTATGAGCAAATGCGTAAACTTTTAAAGGGGGACAAATGAGTTATAATTGGTGTCATGGTCCTGAGTGCCATGAAAAAGTTACAACTGACAGGGTTCGAGGAACTAAAGGAAATAAAGTTTTAAGAACTCGTAAGATTACAGAAAATAATTGGAATAGGAATAATGTTTGGTCCCACTTTTGTAGTCAGGGTTGTTGGAATGACTTTATGAATAAACATTGGTCAAGAGCCATTGCACTCGAACCTCGTAGCGAGCCACTAGAAACGCCAATCGAGGACCCTAAGAAAACAACTCATACTCATAACTACGGATATGGAAACCACTCATGGACAAGTACAGAAATAATTAAAAAGACTGTTGACAATCCTACAGACTCTAGTGTAGGATAATCCTAATTAACAGAAAGGAATAATATGAGTAAAACGTTAAAAAAAGAATATCAACCAGGCGGCTCTAAAAGACAATACATTTTAGATAAAGCGGTTGACTATTTACTTCAACCAGGGTTGCAATCTGACAAGCATGCATTCTGTACAACTTTTTTAATGATGAGTGAAACAGAATACCTGGAAGCTTTAAACAAAGCCACAAACGGTGGTGTTGTGGAGGGTTTATGGAACTAAAGATCATAGACAATGTTAAAGATGAGCCGGATCTAAAAACGGCTCAAGACTTCGTCGGTGGGTATGTTGAGGGCATCTCATTCCCTAACGGTGACTATCTTATAGTAAATGAAGAAGGCAAGCTTAGAGGTTTAGAACTTAACGAACCTGCAACTAAGTTATGGCGTGAGACATTTACAAAAGATAAATATGCTTTTGGTTATGATGACTGGGTTAGTGGACCTGCGATCTTAATCAAGAAACAAGCGCTCAAACGTTGGGCGTAACCTTTCTGCCCTCGGCCCTAACGGGCCGAGGGGTCCCAATTCATTTAAATTTTTAAATCGTTTTTTATATAATCAATCCCCTTATTACAAAAAGGGGTCCCACTACTTTAGGTTGTAAAGCTTGATTTGTACATTTATAGATGGTATTTTCATTTTACATCTGAAATAAGATGCCAAAAAAATTATAAAAAATTTTTTTCAAATGAAAATAGATATAAATGACCCTGGAAAGATATTAGATATAGCTTCTAAGTTACCACCTGATGTAGCCAAAGAGTTTACTAAGACATATTTTAAAATCCAAGAACTGGATAAGAAGGGAAATATAAAAAAAGATTTCATGTCTTTTGTTAAACATGTTTGGCCTGACTTCATAGAAGGATCACACCATAAACGAATTGCAGATATATTTAATAGAATTGCAGATGGCAAATTAAAACGACTAATCATAAACATGCCGCCTAGACATACAAAGTC